AGCTACATCCTTCCGTAGCTCTTTATCATCCCGTATCATCCGATCAGAATATTCCTTTGCATCATCGTAGCCAAGTGATCTATAGATCTTATAGTACTGCTTGGCTATTGACTTAACAAAGTGGGGGTGTGTCATTTACCCGCTTCCAGTTTCTTTAATTTCTCTTCTAGGTCGGCAATTAAATCTCCACGATAATTGCAGATTCTCCGTTCTGTTTTCATGGCTTGCCGAAGTTCTTTCCCAACTGTAATTAATTCTGTTACAGTAAGTTTAGAAAGTTCAAGCACAGCCAGTCGTTCATCTGCTATTCGTTTAATGTTCACTTCACCCCCACTAGTAAGCTCTGCTTCACACTCTTACTCACTATGCTGTTGCGTTCACGCATCACGTTACCACAGTCGTTACACCTGTGAGTATTGAATACGCTAACACCAGTTGAGACCGTACGTCCAGTGGGCCCAATGTCGGTGCTGCCACACACAGTACATACAGGAACGTCACGCAGTGGTGCGTTCGTAGCAGCCGACGGATGCAGGTGATCCCAAGCGCGTATCTTGAGGTACAGTTCCTCCAGTTTAGTTACGTCGCTCTCGTTGTACGAGATCATCCTCTCCCAAGCGTACGGGTCTCCCTTCAAACAAGCTATCCAAGTCTCCATCCCGCCCACGTCATCCTTACCGTAGCCGAAGAACTCCATGAGCAGGTGCTCGAGCTTGTTAGAGTCGAAGGCAAAGCATCGCTTCACTATCTTCAATGTATCTATACTCTTATACGGGCTAGGGCGTGGCATACCAGCAAGTACGAACCGCGTATTCAAACGCTTGATGTCGAACTTGTCTCCGTTGTGCGCCACTACAAAGTCAGCCTCGTCTAACAGATCCCATATCCCTTGGATCATACGTCGGTCGTCCTCGTACCCAGCCTCATACTCCGGGTCGAAACACAGGGCATCAGACATAACCTCATCAGACCCAAGCCACTTAGCGGCCCAGCACATAACGTAGGATGTGTTCTCGACAGAGCTTAGGTTCACGTACTTCTGCCACAAAGACCACAGGTATGCTATGATGGGAGCTGTCTCGATGTCCATGACAAGTACTCTAGGTTGGCTAGCGGTATCATCGTAGCCCTCCAGTACTGCTCTCTCTAGTACCCTATTGACTGCACGATCTACCGTGCGACGTGGTATACCGATAAGCTTAGACGCTTCGTTGTTGCTGTTGGTTGCTACTCGTGCCTCGATTATAGCGTGTTCTTTATCTGTATCAGTGTAGTTCAATAGAGTACTGGAGATCTTCATCGTCCTCTTCCTCCTCGTTAGAAATACCTAGTATGCTGTGTAAGATTTCTTTAGCAGAGAGCAACAGGTCAAGGGAGTCAGATGTATACCACTCCTTATCATAGACCAGCTGCTCCACCTCAGCCTCCAGTGTATCCAGTGCTAGCAGCAGATGTCTTAAGTCTGCCTCGCTTACCTCATAGTGTGTCCTAATCATAATTCATTCTCACCTAGTAAGTACTTCGCTATCTCCTCGGCCTTGTCCGTCAGGTAGCCTAGGTCATAGTCGTTATCTATAGTAGCTTGAATAAGATCAGGGCGTATCCCGCCCTCTGATGTGTGACAAGCTACTGCTTCTGTACCCTTGCGTCGTATCTGTATCAGTTCGTCTACCATCTCCGCTTCGTTGTCGAAGCGTACGTCCGGTATGATTACGAACAGCTTAGTAGCGTTAGCTCTTATCTCAGCAGAGTGCTTGAAGTTACTGATCTGTCCCTTCATAGCTGACATCCAGATGTCCTCATCTACCAAGTCTCTACCCCACTCAGTACCCAAGGTCTGCATCATCTCACGAGGAGACTTACCTAACTCTGGTATGATGATCTCCTTAGTAGAGCCATACATCATGTCGTCTACTGTATAGAGATCGTTACCAGTGAATAGGAACAGGAGATTAGACAGCATGTTCTTGATGGGCCCAGCGAACGAGCGTATCACCGCTCGTACCCCAGTCCGTCTGTTGAGTGCGTCCGCTAGGTCTACAGCAAAGGTGTCCTTGCCGGACCTCGCCTTGCCGCACAAGCCAATGACATACACGTTACTGTACATCAGAGTATAGCTCCTCTATCTCAGCAGTAACCTCTTCTACTTGTCTCTTCTCATCAGCTAGAGACTCAGCAAGAGCCTCTTCATCCAATCTATCCTGCTCTGCTGCGGTTACTATCTTCTCATTGAACCACACCTTAGACAGATGCTCCATGTCCAAGTCGAGCGGGTTGGCTACTCCCGTCAACTGCCTGAACCTCTGGAGGAAAGCGTAGTGTGCTGCCCACCAGTACTGGTCGTGTACTTCTACTGCCTCAAGCCACGCCTTCTCCATGTCGGGATGGTAGATACCCGGCCTACCCATAGAGAAGCACTCGTGCTGGAAGATAGCTATGTCTGCCTTCTCGATAGCATTGCTCTTGACGTACGTGTACCCCTGCGACGAGTCCTTGAAGGTAATACCATCTACTCCCAGCGTGTTGAGTATCGTGAAGTTGATAGCGTTCTCGAACTCCTCCAATCGTGGGAACAGTACCTTCACGGGCCAGATGATATCACCCACGTACGCCTCGGCTGCGTCATGCAGCAGGGCTTCGAGTGCGTACTGCTCTGGTACGTAGTACGACATGACTATGCTGTGGTGTGCTACGCTCCAGTCCTGTACGATGTGCCCACCGTACCTAAGTGTACGCCCAAGCCCCCAAGCTATATCCTCTACGTCGACTTGATCCTTAGTAAAGTTAGTCAGGTCTATCAGCTTACCACTAATGGTACGCATGATACCCGGTTCTCTAAGTTCACCGTGCTTACTCATCTTGTGTCTCCTTGTACTGTTTGAGTATCAATGCCTCTAGATCCTCATCTCCGTACACAAACATATCCGGGACAGCTAATACAGATACATCTACTCCCTCCCATAGAGGATCGCTCCCGAACCTATCATTGAGGGCCTCGAATATATCTTTATCTAAACACACCACTTCGTCAGCCCAGTTCAGATGCACCGCATCTATATGTATAAGAGCATACTCCTCAGCGTGCCCGACTGCTCGTGTGTTATAACCAAACTCTCTGTTCAGTAGGTGAGCTGCCGTCGGGCTGCGTAGCAACCCGGCTGAGCATACACACAGTACCTTCTTAGTCTCTCCTTGAAAGTAATTCTTAGCGTTAGCCATTCTATTGTAGTTACTCATTTGTCCACCCGTCCGGCACTCGTTTGCCGATTGCATATTTAATATCTCTCTTGTCACACCAGTCAGAGTATCGTGTCCTCGACGTGCGTGATATCTTATTGTCGATAGCGAACAGCATCCGTATGTCTAGGTCGGGGTTCTGTTCGATCACGAATCCCATCTTACGCCTGTCCGCTGAGGTCCATCGACCCTTAACCTCGACGATGATCCCGTTCTCCAGCTCCAAGTCTGGTGTGTACGTGCGTACCTTAGTGGGTACAGCGTATAGTACCTTGAGATTCTCGTACTCGAATCCTATCCCCCGCTTCTCTAGGTCGTGAGCTACGTCAGCTTCTAACCAAGAGCGATACGGCTTAGGTTGTAGTAAGTTCTTACCCTTCCTAGCCTTAGCGGATAGGTACTTCTTCGCCACATGAGTGGGCCGCTTCCTTCGCATGTTCTCCTCCTACTAATACCAGTTGATAGACCTCGTTCCTTATGTCTATTGATGTAGCCTCTTGTGCATTACCCTCCCAATCGTCGTATACAATAGAGCATTCATTCCTATGTAACTTGTCATTGGGTATGTACTGCATACTCATAAACTTCTTCTTGTCTGACATTAGATACCCGAGCCATTCTCCCCCTGTAAGAGCGAGCATCTCGAGTTCATCAGCGCAAGCAGCTATAAGTTTCCTAGCTTTCACATCTCCTATCCCATAGATACCCGGGATGTTATCCGTACCATCCCCCGTCAACACCTGTTGGTATAGCTTCCGCAATCCAACCTCGGGTGTAACCAATATCTTCTCATCCCGTACCCAGTTGTAATGCATACCGGGTACTTGGAGCAGGTCCTTGTCTATTGACACGATGACCGAGTTGCTGGTCTGTGCTATAG